GTTGATGAGTCAGTAATCTTTTGAGCAGAAGGAAGCGCATCCGTAGTTGAGCCAGTTTCTCCTCCAAAAGAATTGCCAGAAACAGCGGCGATAATTTCATCGTCCATAGAACGACCAAGTGCCATTGCAGCAGCCGTTGCGTATGAAGATGTTGGGTCAATTAATGTACGGATTTTATCTTGGTTATCGATTAAATCAGCGTACTCATAATCAACCATAGATACTCTTCTTCTTGAGTGTGGAGTATCGATTTGTGGTGTGTCTGCGTGTCTAGTAGTCCTTTTGACAGCAGTTACAGCTCCAATCCTTTCAAAGAAAGCATTTTTACCTACCACAGTTTCGACATCAACCGCACCTCTAAGAAGAGAACCTTTTTGCTGAGACAGCATCATAACGTTATTGCTATACTGCTGTACAAAGCTTGTAGTAATTTGGTTTGACATAGCAAACCTCCTCTCTTGTTAAGTTTAGATTGATTGTCGATTTGATTGTCCTCTTACGAGGTTCTCGTCTTTGCGTTTATAGTCTGCAATTAGACTTTTTTCTTAGAAGGCTCTTTACGAGTTGTCTTCTTTGAAACTTGTTTTACCCAATCATAATATTGGTCAGCGACTGGTAATGGTTCTTTTCGCTGATACTCAGGTGCAAATTCAGTTGCAAGACGCAAACATTCTAACCTGATTTCAATATCGGTGATTTCTTGTTCAGCTGGTTCAAACTTAGCCATTGAGTTGCTGCCTTAGTTTGTACACTTCATCAACCGCTCTTTTGTGGTTGGGGTGTCCTTTATCCCAGTAAGCTGAACCTGGTTCAGTTAATTCTGCGATTTCTTTTTCTATTTCACTAGCAGTTAAATAAGATGAACCATCACCTTTAATAATTTCATCTTCTGATAATTTATCTGCAAGTTCAGAGAACGCTTTAATAACAGTCAAGTTATCACCTAGTCGTGAACCATCTTTTAAAATTGTATTATTTAAAAAATCTTCACCAAATGAACTTGTTGCTAATTTTTTTGCTTGGTCTAAACGTTTATGAAACTGAGGACCATATTCTTTTTTAAGTTCTGTTTCAGTTTCTAATTGTTTAGCTTGAGCTTGCTCTTCAGCTTTTGCTGATTGAGTAGCGTTCATTTCATTATAGTATTTAATTAAACTCTCAGCTTGTTTAGGAAGTAATCCTAATTTGTGAGCGGTTTGATTAAAACCTTTTAGCTGCTCTTGGTCAATTTCATCTTCTTTAAAAGAATATGTATAACCATCAGGAGTTTCTGGTCTGCCAAGCTTATTATAAACTTCAGCCCAGTCCTCATCTGTAGCGTGTTTGTTTGGAACAGGTATTTTATTTGCTCCAACTAATTTTTGTGAATGAAGATAACTTTTTACAAAATCTTCCATGTTCTTAAAATTTTGTAAAGATTTCTCTTCTTTAAAACTTTCAGGTATTAATTCTTGAAAGTTAGTCTGAGTTGTCTGCTCAGGTTGTTGTGTTTGTGTTTCCTGAACAACAGCTTCTGTCTGTTCAGATTGCACCTCTGGTGCAGTTGCCTGATTTTCCATTTTAACCTCTATGTTTTGGAGTTGATAATGCTTTTTATCCAAACAAGAATACTTCTTTGTCCTTCAAAAAAAGCGCTTTCGTGACTGTCACCTTTTATATGAGTAGTGCTAAACTCATGACATCTCTTTGATAAGTCATCTAAAACTTGTTTACCGTGGTCACTTCCAAAAGTTATTTTGTAAGCGTTTTTTAAATCTTCTATTTTTTTATTCTGGTTGTTCACTTACGACCTTTGCTAATGGAGCTGCGTTCTTTGCCATTTGTGTTTCCATTAATTGTTGCTGCATTTGTGCTTGTTGCATTTGTTGCTCTTGTCTTTGCTCACGTATTTGTTGAACTTGTTGGTCGGATTTAATTACTTTAGCTGGCAAGCCTAGCGTTTTTATCAATTGCTTCACAAGTCCGTTCTCGTCGATAAAATCCATCACAGGTAGCATTTGTGCCATTGAGCCAAATAACTCGATACCTCTCATCAAAGAATTTAATTCTTGAGACTTTTGAGCAACCGCCATGGGTGAAACATATTCAATATCAATTTCTTGATTTGCCAAAATTTCTGGCGCTGGTGTAAACATTTTATTTCTCACCATAATATTAAATACTCTAATAATTAACGGCTGAAGTAATTCTGATTGTAGTCTTCCAAGTACAGGACCAAGTATTCTCATCTTTTCTTCGTTACGCTGCATTACTTCTGTTGCAGTCATATTTCTATTTTCTGTAACTAAAAGTTGGTCAACGTGAAACATTCGACCAATCGCTTGTCTTCTTTGGTTTTCTGAATTTAATGTAACTTGTGTTGCTTGTCCGATTTGTAATGGTTCAATTCTATCTCTGCTTCCGCTTCGGTAATAATTTAAACTACCTGGAGACATACGAATTGGATTTAGCATACTATCATCAGGAACTAGCAATGGTGGGTCAATCTGTTTGGCTGCCGCTTTTAAAGCGTTCTCCACCATTTTATTTAAAACCTTAATATCAGGCAGTGCGTTCATTGCAGGACTTCTGCCGTAGATTTCTGTCGAAGCTTTTAAATAACGTGGTACGACATATGATAATTCTTTAAAGCCACCAATTGAAATAATGTGTCCTGATTTATATTCAAAGTATATGCTTTCAAACGGCATATTCTTTTTATCAATTTTCTTTTCGTCATATTCTCTTCTTGGTTTGACAACATGAACAAATTCAAATTCTTCAAACGGTTTCTTTTTTACCGTATCGTTTATTTCTTTTGATAAATTTTCTAATCCAAATTTTGCAGCAGCAGCTTGCGCTGACATTTTAAATTTTCGATATACCGTATCAACAAAACCTTTTTCGTTTTCTTGAATAAATAATTCTTTGATATGTCTAGAAGAGAAACGAAGTATATCTTCTTTATCTTCTTCAATTAATAAACACGCAGTACCGAAAGCAATTAAGTCGTGATAGCTTTCAAATATTTCTTGTTGAAAATTAGAACGAGCAAACGCTACATACATTCGCTCTGTTGCATCTTCTAACCATTCTTTTGCTTCATCGTTTTCGTTTAAAGGAGTTTCTTTGAAACGTAGAGAAAACCACCTATTAGCGGAAGAAGTCAGCATACCATGTAATGAAGCTGCTAATAACTCTAAGGCGTGAACAGCCGTTGCATCAAATATTTGTACGTTACGTTTGTCGCCTCTTTGCCTCTCTTTAGTTATTTCAGCTTTCCTTGGTAGTACCAGGTCCGATACTTCTTGCCAGTGGCTTTCCCATGTGGACCTTAATTCCATAAGCCTAGATAGATTATCTTTCAGAGAAGATGAAAGTTGTCTGTATTCTTGTGATTGCATTAATTATCCTAGTAAAGTTTTGTAACCGAGCATGACATCTTCATTTGCTCCAACAGAGCTTGTTAAAATTGTTGAACGTCTCGCTTTTCTTTTTCTGTCTAAAGATTGTTGAGCTTCTACATTCTCATCTTTTGGAGCGTCCATTTGTGCTTGCACTTTTGGTTGCTCTTCAGATTTTGGAGTTGGCGCTGGTTTTTTTCTTCCGCCAAACGGATTTGGTACTGGTGAACCTCCCATTACCTTTTCTCCTTCCTAGTTAAAATTGTGTCTCTTTTCTTTTCAGCTTCTTTCTTTTCGTATTCTTCTTGCTTCCAATAATAAGACCTGTAACCAGGTTGAATTTTTTTAGGTACTTTTCTTGGTTCTGCATAATCTGTTTCGCTTCCAACGATTTCATAATGCCTATGTAAATAATCTAGTTTACTTTCTGTTTTTAATTTCTCAGCCATTTAACCTCCTAATAAAGTTTTCTTTTTAATATTTTCATCAGCCACATCATCTAAGCCTGTGCCAGTCAAAATAGTTGAACGTCTGCCTTTACGGTTTCTATCTCTTCTTCTTGCGTCCTCTTCTACTTGTTTCTCTCTTGCTTCATCTTCAGCAGAAGGAACATCATCAGGCTCAGGCATCACCAAAGGTGGTGGTGCTGGCATTTTCGGTGAAAAAATACTTCCCATTATAATACCTCGTAATTAGTTTCGTGTTGTTGTTGTCGGTTTGCTGCCATTGGATTTAAATTTTTTAATCCTACAGCTAAAGTTCTAAACGCATCGCAAGCATGGCTAGACCAGGAATGAACAGGTTTAGAATTATAAATACGTTCTCTCTCGTTATACTTTCGGTGATAATGTCTAAGCGCATCAATCAGTTTAGTACAATTATCAACGTCTATGTAGCATCGAGGAAGTAACATCTTTGCAGAGTGTATGCCGTCTTCCAAACTTATCTTTGGAACAACTCTAAACTTTACTCCGAGTTGGTAGGCAACTTCTCTACGGGTACGGCCCGTTGAAAATTCTGTAACTTCTATATCGTGTGGCGCATAATGATTATCGTAAACGTAATCTTTTTCTTTTAGCACCTGAACATAATGCGGTAACGCTTCATTCTTGTTTTCATAATAATCAACAATGTTAATTGCTAATCCATTATTTTGAAAAAAAATAATAACGTTATGGTCGTTGTATCCCAAATCCCAAGCTGTACTTACTGGATATGCTGGGTCATAAGGAACACGTGCAATTTGTTTTTTGTCTTCCAACTGAGTTAGGATTTCTCCGTAGATTGAACCTTGAATATTTCCAATAAATGAACTTTCATACTCTTGTTCATATTTAGACTGGCCCATAATCTTTAGCGCATTGTCTAATTCTTCTTGGTCAATCAGTTTAGTCTCAGAGGCTTTAGCAATATGAAGAAACCATTTCTCATCTGCTTGTGCCTTTTGGTAGTAATCATAAAATAGATTACCCATACCTTTGGGTGTTCCAACGATATATAAAAAACCTTTTCTGTCGGAAAGCGCAGGTGTAATCACTTCATCAATCACACTTGGCTTTACTTGCGCAGCCTCATCAATCACAGCTCCATCAAGATATAAACCTCTCAAGCTATCTGGGTTCTCTGATGATAACAGCATAATCCTAGAACCATTTGGAAAATCGGCTCTGAGTTCTGTTTCATTAAACTTTGTTCCTGGTATTTTTCCAGCGAACTGCTTGATGTAATCCCAGGCAATTTTTTTAGCTTGCGAATACGTAGGTGCTAGATAAGCATAGCGTGGTTGATGTCTTTCTGAGGTCATTGCACACTTGATTAAGTGATTAATGAGCATCACACTTTTACCCCATCTACGATGGCAGCATAAAACTGCGTATCTATGTTTATCTAACTCCTGGTGAACAAAGGCTTGCTGTTTCCTTGGAGTATAAGGAATAACTATTTTCATTAGTGAAACTGCGGTGGTTCATCTTGATGATTGTATTGCATCTTAATTTTGGCAAATACAAAGTCTGCAAACTCTTTTAGGTCCTCTTCATCTTCAAATCCTGAGAAGCACATCACTAATTGTTTACCGTATGTGGTAAAGGTAACTGCGTTCACTTCTTTGAATTTGTCTTTGAGTTTGTCAGTGTCTTTCATCGGAATATTATACGTATAGAGCCGTCACCCAAATTTTGAGGTGTCGGTCTTTTTTTAGGTTTCTGTTTACTTTTCTGTACTTTTTGATGGTTAATTGCTTGTTAGGCAATAACTCTAGCTAATAAATTCAATAAAATTAAAAGGCTTGATGCAGATATGATGCAGAACTAATTCAATCCGTACTCCATGACGCAATAGCCAGGCAACTCAATGTTGCTGCTACGGAACTATTCAACAACCTTTGCTTCAATCGTATTTGTATTTGTATTTGAATTAGTGTTCCAGGTTATCTCAATCTTATTATCAGTAACTATCTCTTGCTTGTCTCCGTAGATACTTGGCAAAAGTTTAGAAGACAGCCAACGATAATGTTGCAGCTTCTCTCTTACGACCATAATGTTTTTATTATCTGCGTTATCTAATTCAGTAATCATTCGGTCAAGCAATGTTTGTGCGCCTGTCTTACGTGCAAAAGCTATCTCGTTGGCAAACTCTTTATGCTTAGCAAGGAAACGATAGAACGTTGCAAGACTTGGCATATCTTTAGCTTGGCAAATTTTAGTCAGTGGAGTTCCAAGCATTAATTCTTGAATGATGTTTTGTTTTGTATCTTCACTGATGGTTAATGCTTTCATGGTCTCTGTACTGTTTTAAATTTCGTAATGATTTTTGTTTTCCTAATTCTGTTTTTGGTCCTGTAGATTTACCACCGTGGTTCTTACATCTAATGTTTCCATTTTTAAGTAAAATACCAACTCCATTACAAGGTACAGTATAATTAGATTGTCTTGTGTAACTCATACACTGTAGTTTAAATCTCTTGTTCATAAAATCCTGTTGGAAAGAAAAAAACAGTAAAAAAAGATTAAACTTATTTTTATTAAACTGTTTTAATTACAACAGTAAAATTATACTGCTGATTTCTTATTTGGCAATCCGTTGGGAGAATATAATATTATTATTAAAAAAATATTTTGAGGATAAAGAAATTAACTAAATAATCTGTCGTATTTGTCAATGTTAATTCTAATTTTATTTGCTAACCGTTCAAGGATAGTCTCATATCTTTGTTTGATTGTTACACGATGATAACCAAACATTTTACCAAGCTTGGTCCAGGCAAAACGATTTGCACGCAGCCACAAAAGCTTTCGTGCTTCTATAGGATTTTCAAATAATTCATCAGTGATTTCTAGAAGTAAATCAATCGCTAAATCATACCTGGTCATTTGTCTTGGACTTGCTCGTAAATGCAGTTTTGGTTTTTCATGGAAACCCCAGTCTGCTTTATCATAATAAGTTTCAAGCAACTTATACATTGTAGGACATCTGTTGTTATTTGGTTTAGCAATGAAGCGCTCGCAAAAAGCAGCGTCATATAAAATACTTTCAATCTCTTTTTCTAATTTAATTTTCTCTTCAATTATTCTTGTTAAATTTTTTTGCATCTTCGTAATACCCACGGATATTTGACATCGCTGTCTTTCATTTGATTAAGTTCCACTGTTGGCAAACTGGATAGCTTCTCTTCCAACTGATACTGGTCCAAATCAGGAAATTTATAGTTATGTTTAACTTCAGGCGAGACGTGCTGTTTTAAAGTTCTCCAGCCTCTGCTGGTGTTATATTTTTTGAAACCCAGGCTTTGAATAAAGGCTTTGTGCCTTGGCATATCAAATTTAAGATATGAACCAGTGTCCTCAATACTAATTAACTTTAATCCTTCGACCTCTATTTTGCTCAGCTTATCTAAGCATTTTTGGACGGTTTCTAAGGATATTTGAAATTGACCAGCAATATTAACTAATCTAATGAACGATTTTAGCTCTTTTGCGTTAAATTGTTGGCAAATATAGCTGTAAATACGCCATTCTTGATTATCTAATGTTAATAAATTAAGAACTTTGGGGTCTGATATATAAAAACTAGCCATTTATTTAACCTTTTTGCGAATTACCTGTTTCGACTTAATTGTCAAATTAATATTGCAATATTGACTTGTAGGCAAAAAGGAATATATCCGAGAATATGAGGAACAAACCTTTACCAAAAGAAACTTTGGCAACACGTACATACGAAAAAGATAAAGTTTTTATTAATTACGAGCCAAGCGCACCAAACAGAGGCGCAATTCTAGTTTATTCTCATTACCAACTTTACATGGGTGAAAAATCAGTTCTTGTTAAAATTTTTAACAAAAACAATAGAGACGAAACAATAATCACAAATATAATTTTAGAAGGTGGAGAAAGAGAAAAAGTTTATTATCAGGTTGTAAAAAGGCTTCCTCTTTTTCAACTAGATAAATTTAAAGAACATTGGAGTAAAGCAAAATTGCAAGTGATGTATGCTAGACAAGAATTAGATGGAAAAAGAAAACCTACATTACTAGCTGGAAGAACAATTCCTGATGCTGTTAGAAAAAACGGTGAACTTGTTGAGATAAAAACAGACAATGAAAAACTTTTTGATTGGAAAGATGCAGGAAATTTTGTTTTTGCAAAATACACTCAACAATACAAATTAGCAAAAAATGTAAAAGTCAATTTAGATAAAAAACAAAAAGAATTTATTGACCTAGGTATTTTTAATTACAGAAACGCTAATTCATTATTAGTTGATAAATTTAAAGCAGCAGAAGAATTTTTAAATTTAAACAAACTTGCAAAAAAATTAGGCTTTGCAGATACATCAATGATTACCAAACACTTAAATGGCGAAAGAGATATAACAAGAGAACAAGCAATTCAGTATGGAGAATATTTTGGTTGCGACCCAGCAGATATTTTGTTTCCAAAACCATTAGTAAAAATTTGGGGTCATGTTGATTTTATACATGGAATAACCGCAGATGCTCGTTTTGTACAAGGTGAAGTAGCAGCTCAAGCTAAAGAAAATTTTAATGAGTGTCCAAGAGATATTTATAGACCAGATGTAAGAGCTGTAAAAGTTGTTTCTCCAGGTTCTTTTTTAGACAATCAGGTTTTGTTTTATTATGAAAGCAAACAAAATAAAGGAAAAGTGGGTGAGCTTTGTGTTGTAGGTATAGAAACAGAAGAGCCAGATTTCGATTTTCATTCTAAAACTTACCACATTGGTATTTATGAAAACGTAAGAGGCAAAATAAAATTTGTAAATCCTGACCCATACGCAGAAGGAAATTTTAAAGATTTAGTTATTAAAAATAATGCCTCAATATTTTTTTCATCACCTATCGTTGGAATTATAAATTTAAGTGTAGCAAAAGGTGCAAGAAAAAATTCTATAAATGCTTTTAAAAAAGCACAGCAAATACAAGAAAGGATTAGAGATATAGAAAATAGAAAATTAATTGAGCAGCAGGCACGTTTAAAAGTAAAAACCAAAATACAAGTTAAAGAACTTGAAAGAGCTATTAAAGAATTAGACAAATTTATTGGTGTTAAAAATAATGAATTAGATGATTTAAAATTTGAAGATGATTTACAAAATTTAAGAGAAGCGAAAAAAAGAAAATGAAAATAAAAAAAATAAAAAACATGGATTGTTATAATGCTAAAGACGCTGCAAGTTATTTAGAAATGCCTCGAACTACTTTTCAATATTATGTTTATGGAGATAAAACTTATAATCCAATTCAATTTACTGTTTTTAGAGGCAGACGCTGGTTTCCGATTGAATATTTAGATAAGTGGAACGAACAAGATAGCAACGTTCTTTATGCATACAAACGTAAAAGAAAAAAAGAACCAAAAAATTCAAACATTTTAGATTTTAAAAAAGCCGAAAAAGCCGAAAACGCCGACTAAGACAAACAAACCTAACAAGCTAACATACTTAGACTGACAGGCAAAAATACATTGCGCAACTGACTAGCAAATATTATTTGGTCGTTATGTCAGATAATAAAATATTAAATCAAAATGTGTTGGAAGACCCATTATTAGATAATGAAATTCTTCCTGAGTTCGCAAAAAAACTTTCAATTACTCATTGGTCTCCTACTCAAGCATCATTAATTGATGCAGCATGGGTATTTAGATATTTAGTTTTAGACCAAATGCAGCGCAGACAGCTGCCAGCAAATTCTGCAATGAAAGCAGGTGTTGCTGCTGGAGAAGCAGTTCAAAATTTTTACAGCGATACTATTTATAAAATTGGTCCAAATAAAAAATTACAAGCTTTTGAAAATTTTAAAAAAGGCAGAGATAAAAAAGATTTAATTACAGAAGCTGTAAATGAATTTCATGAATATCAAGCTGAAGATGTAAAAGACCAAGATAAAAAATTTAAATACCTGGAAGAACTTCCAGCAGTAATTAATAACAGTTTCCTTTGCATCGAGGAAATATTAGGCAGCGTGGGTTCTTTTAACTCCATCGTTGCCGAGCAATCAATCTCCATAACGCAAAAAAAGACATCACTTTTGATGCCGTTAACTGGACGTACCGACCTCACAGTTTTTGGTGTTTCTACTCTTTCACCTAGTGTCATCTGTGAGATGAAAACTCAGTGGAGCAAGCTCGGCAAAATTAAAAAGGACGGTAGCAGAAGTTTTATAAAAGTGTCTGCTCCAACGCTGCCTTCATTTAATCATTTAATGCAATGTGCATATTATGCAGCCTACTATGATTTCAAAGTGCCAGTGAAATTATTTTATGCAAATGCAAATGATTACAGAATATTCGATAGCAATAATTGTATTCACTTGACAGTCGAAGGAATGAAAAAATTATTCCAACAGTTGTTAAATATTTTTAAACGAAGAGAAAAACTTTTAGCAATGTACCAGGAGTTTGACCGTAACGTTATCATTACAAACATGATTGATAGTATTGATATGAACCGTGACCACCCATGGGCCTGGAATAATATTGGCGAAGATAATTTAAAACTAGCGGAGGAACTATGGAAACTAAAATAAGACGTGAAATCGTAAATGCAATGAAAGATTATCGTTTGCAAGAATTTTACGACCAACATCAAAAACAAAAAGAACAAACCAGAAGATTACAAGACATCAGAGACTGGGTTGTAATCATCGCAGCAATAGGAGTGTTAATATGGGTCACAAAGACTTACTCATTGATACAATAAGCGACTTTAAAAAAGTCGAAGGAGGAACAGTTGCAATACATGGAAAAAATTATTCTACGGTTGCAACAAGAGTTGCAGTTGCAAGAAGAAATCTTGGAACGCAGCTAAGTATCCAAACATCTATAATTGATAAAGATGCAGATACAGTAACTGTAAAAGCAAAAGTTTTTATTGATGGACGATTAATTGCAACAGGTATTGCAGAAGAAAACCGTAAAGCATCAAGAATAAACCAAACAAGTGCTGTAGAGAACTGTGAAACTAGTGCGATAGGTCGTGCGCTTGCATTTAGTGGTTTGCAAGACAATAATATTGCATCAGCAGAAGAAGTTTCAGCTGCAATCGAGCAGCAAGACCAGAAGGTGAAGCAACTCTTAAAGGATTTAGAGGCTATATCACACGCTGGCAATTATCAGGAATGGCTAACTAAAAACAAAGGCTACTTAGCGATTTTAAAAAAAGAAAATCCGCTGACGTATTCAAAGTTTCAAGAGCGCTACACTGAAATTAAATCTAAACTTAAATCCAATGGAGCTATCTAATTATGGAAGATAACCAAAGCAAAAGAAAAGAACTTGGAATTGTAATTCCAGTTCCAACAAAAAATAATCCATCATCTTATGACCTAAAAGGTTCAATTATCATTGACGGTAAAAAATACAGAGTTGGTGGTTACAAAGCTGAAGCAAAAGCTGGCAGCAAACTCGGTGAAGGCAGTGTTTACTACTACTGGCATAGAGTTGAGCCGCTTGACGAGTTGGAGGCGTAAATTATGGACGCTTCAAAATATAAATCGGTCGCTATCAATATAAAAACTTACAAGATGCTTGAGCAGCTTGCAGGTAAAAAATTTGAGTTGCCGATTAGTATGTCGAAGACGGTCGAGTTTTTTATTACTAAAGGTTTTGAGCAATATCAGAATGACGCAAGAAATAATAAATAAGCTGTTATCTGAAATAGAAGCTGAGAAGCAAAAGGAATATGGACCAGCATCTGTAGCTATGCAAAAAATTGCAGATGTTTGGTCTGTCCTTTTAGATAAAAAAATAAGACCTCACCAGGTGGCGCTGCTGTACGCAGCTGCCAAACTGGTTAGAGCAAATCATCAATACAAACAAGATAGTTACCTGGACTTAATGCAGTATGGCAAAATCGCAGAACAAATACATCGTGAAGACTGTTCGAAATTGGAAATTGAATAATGAAAAACCAATGGACTACAAAACTTTTAAACTTTCATTGGAACTTTCTCATTACGATACTTTTGAAAAAGATGAGTGGTGTGCAGAACTTTATGAGGAATATGTAAATGGCGGAGATAATTAATTTTCCAGGAGTAAAAAATAAGCAAGTCAAAAAGCAACAGATGCTCATACAAATTTGTACGAATACCGTAGAAGCAATTTTACAAATGCCACACTGGGAGGCAGTCACATTACAAAAACAAGAACTGGAAGTTTTAGCAGATTTTGGAGAAACAATAAGTTTCTCACCTGACGTAGCGTCAAAGCTAATTTCATTATTAGCAAATCAAATACTCAAACAAACATTAGAGGAGGATTTTATATGCGAGTAAGAAGAAGTTATAATTCATTACACACAAAAGATTTTTGCAATCCAAAAACTGGACCTTGGCAAAAATTAAACGACAGCAACTGGTACATTAAAAAATATAAAGGACAGCTCCAATTCTATATTGGCTTCAGTTCTTTTTACCAGGCAATGCCTGATAAGTGTTTTTACACAACGATTGAAAATAGTCGTGAGCTTAACAAAGAACAAATGTTGCAACAATTACAGCAGTTTAAGGAGGCAAATAATGGGTAAGTCACATTCAATAGAACAAAAATCATTTAATGCAGTTGTTGGAGTAAATCTAAAATTTCTTAGACACAAAAACAAAATGTCTATGAATGATGTTGCTAATCATATTGGTGTTAGGTGGCAGCAAATCTTTAAATATGAAAACGGTAGTAACCAATTAAGTTTATTTAGAGCAGCACAGTTTTGCAGATTATTTAATATTAGAATGAATGAGCTTGCAGACCCAGACTTGCAGCCAAAGCATCTGGCGATGGCAGAATGTAAAGTTTTGAATCATGGAATGGTAAAAGCAAAAGATTTTATGGATAGCCTGGACTACTACAAATCAGTTGATGAACAACTTAAACGTGATGATTTTTTGGAGGGATTAAAAAATGGCAAGGATAATTAAAACATCTTTTGGTGAAGCAGTCGTTAAAGTTGAAGAGGAATTTATTAATGAAGAAGCAGCTCAAGAAGGAGAAACTGCTGAAGCAACAACTGCAACAGTAAAAGATTTTAGAGTTCATCACGTAACTTACAAATTAAAGGACGCAATTAAAAATGATTGAATTTGATAATAAAATCACCAGGCTACAAAAAAGATTAAAAGGTTTGGGCCGAGCTATTACTGGTCTTGATGAGCTTTATTTATACGGAGTGTATCCTCAAAATTATCCAAATTTAAGTTTGGTAATTGAAGAGGCAAAGGACCATTTAAAACAAGCAGCAAAAGATACAAAAGTAGAAATCACTGAGTTGGAAGAACCACACACAAAATATGATTTAACAGAAAAAGATACATTGGAGGTAATACAAGACCATGACGAATAAAGATTTTTTTAACAGCAAAGATAATAAATTTTTCGATGTTACAATAATTTTAGATAAAGAAGATGAATTAAAGCACGTAACTAAATCAGCTTTGTTTCATAATATTGTTGTTCTAACAGAGCAGTTAGACGAAATTACAAAAGAGCGAGACGTAATTTCTGAGCAAGAAGAGCGTTTAACTGAAGAGAACGATAATTTAAAAAAAATAATTCAGAGATTGAAGGAGCAAAACAAATAATGCTTACTTCTCCAAGTCGCCAGGCAACTTTCCTTTCTAATAATCTAAGACCAGTTGTTGCACTGGCTTCATCATCGTATGCTGGTCTTGATGTGCTACAGAAGATGGAGCTGTAGCATCAAATGGGTAAAGCACGACCAGGATTTGATAAAGATTTAGCCTGGGGTTTAGAAAAGGAAGATAAATTCTATGAAGATGTCTCTGGTAAAATTGAAATTAAAACAGACAGACTTTGGCATAAAACAGGAAATGTTTTTATTGAAGTAGAAGATGCTGAAAAACCATCTGGCATAATGAGAACTGAAAGCAAAATGTATGCTATTGGTTTATATCACCCAGACAGAGAATGTGAGATTTGGATAATGATTAAAACAGATTTATTAAAAAAAATTATTAAAGATTTTCCATTAGTTAAAGGTGGAGATAATATGGAAGCTCGAGGACATTTAGTGCCTGATAAAGCATTGTTCAATTATACCTATTCTGATAAAATTTTATCTGATGAAAAAAAGGAAATCTAAAAAGAAAAAAGAAAAAGAATATTTCGGTGCGCCTCCTGCTTTATGGATTGGAATTTTCATAATTGCGCTTTGGCTCACAATAAATAACTCCTGAGAGCCTCAGATTTTAACAATCCAAGGCTTCCATGAGTATTAGTACCTAGAGAATTTTCGAAGTTCCAATAAGTTTTGCAACTGATGCAGTGGTTGCAGCAGTAGCTTTACGATTATGATTACCGTAAATATCTTGAGTAGTTGTAAACTTTGTATGGCCAATTCTAGCTTTTACAAAATTTGTTGTTAAGTTTTTATCGAAAGCCATATTATCAACCAACAAAGTAGCCAATCGATGTCTCCAAGTTTTCATCGGAGCGCCTTTAAATGGACTATCAATCACTATGACATGACCAGATTTCCACTCAATCTTTGCTAAACCATTAGCAGCATAAGTGGACCATAAAATATTAGAAAGACCTTTATCTGAAATAGGTGCTCCAGTATTTTTGATTGTTGGAAATAACCATAGTGTATGAGGTCGATATTTTTTTAATACTGAAAACCACCATTTAAAAAATGCAGCAGACTTTTCATCAATATCAATATCTCTGAAACTGCCTCTGTTTTTAGTACGTCTTAAATATCCACCTTCACCATTAATATAAATACCTTTAATAGATACATAGCCTTCATCAATATTTATATGCTGCGGTTTTAGACCTTTAATTTCTGAGCGTCTCAAGCCAAATAAAAACATCATTACAAATATTGCAAAAGTTAATGCTGATTTAAAATCCTCATCTTTATTTGCATTTAATTTTGTAAGCATATCGCCTACAGATGTTTCATCAATGACCTGGGTTTCTTTCTCAAAGCGCTGCTCATAATCTGCTGGGACAATCGCTTCAACATCTTCAATCTTAAATTTAAGCATATCCAGGCATGGCTTTTTACCTTCTTTAGCCATGTGGTTTAGAAACGTCTTAATGTTTCTAACCGTACGTTGTAAACGCTTAAACTTATATCCTGCGTTAGAACAGTCTAATAAAAACTTTTTCATAACAGGATAGGTGAACTCAGACAAAGCAATATTAGGCATATATGGCTTTATACGGAGCTTTAAATCATTGATATAAGGCTCAATAGCACCTTTAGTTAATGCAGCATCAGCATTAGCAGAAACAGCTTCTCGCTCGCTAATCCATAATGAAAAAGCATCTACAAATAAATAGGCGCTTTTTTCTTTAACTGCATTTTCTGTGATTAGGTTATTCATTTCTTCTTTTGCAATCTTGCTTGAAGCAAAATAACCTTTGTTCATTTTCTTACGGTCTGACTTTCTTAAAATAATATAGCCACGACCTTTTTGTTCAGCTACTCGATACATAGTGTTTCTTTAGAAAACTGAGCTTAATTAGCAAGACACCGTAACAATCTAGGCAATAGTTCTTAGCTTGTTCGGCATTTTCGGTTTTTTTATTTTTAGCAAAAAATCCATGATGCAGATTTGATGCAAAAAAATAACAACCTTTAGCAGATACCCATAAAATGTAGGATAATTGTAAGCTCAATGTTTCTAACCTTTTTTTTAATGGTTAAGAAACTAAGTAAAACTGGAGATAGTTAAAGTGCTATGCCGTGACAGGCAGGCGCTCTAACCAAGCTGAGCTACACCCCCGTGCGATTTGATGCAAAGATGATGCAGAAATAAAATTCGAGCTGTCACCTCGCAGTTTTAACGCTTAGTTTCAAATCCTATATAGCATAATAATAAGAATATCCTAGCCTATAATTGCATCAAAATATTATCCTATAATTGCATCATAAACTGAATATATAAAGAGTATGTTTTTTATAAAAATAGTTGGAAAAACATTTAATAAAGAAATGACTGTTGATGAAGAAAAGCTTGGCAATTACGTACCAAGCTTTGTGATATTTCAAGCGAAGAAATTAGGAGAGACTACAACTACTGTAGTGAATGATGGTGAGAGTTATACCTAGCATATAAAATACCAGCCAAATTGATTATCTTTTTTTAGCTGTTTTAGCAGCACGTCTAAAAGCTTTAGCCGTTGGCGCACCTTTGCTGCCAGGCTTTCTAGGCTTGCCACCACGCTTTCTTTTGGCATGGATATTATAATACAAACCTTTTTTAGCTTTACGACCAGACTTGGTTCTATGATAACCTTTTTTCATAAATAGGTCCTCTTGGTTTTAGGAGTTCCAACAATGTCGTGAAACTCCTCTAATTTTTGATTGATAGAAGAGAAGGATTTTATTTTTTCTTTTTTCCTTTTTTCTTCTTCTTTTTTAAGTTTGATTTCTTGTTGTGCTTGTAACTGTTTTTGCCGTACATTTTCGACCTCCTTACGTTTTAAATATTCAGTTAAACAATCTTTGGTTGGTGGCACTCCGATAGCTCCTCCGATATGACAGAAGATGAGCTTAGCAGCAGTAACCGTAAAGATAGAAGTTTTGCTTCCACAAAAGGAACACGTAACTTCCATTTCACGTTTTTTACGTGGCATAGATACTCCAGGTGTTGAATGTTAAATCAGCAGTTCCAGGCTCTTAGAGCTTTATTAATTCTGCTGTTTGGATTTCGTGCAGTCTTACGAGAGGTAAGTTTTTTCTTCATACCTTTCATTCTTGCACAAAA